GTTGACCGATTTGGAAGATTTTTTCTGAAATATAATTCTCACGAAGAGTCTGATAATCAAACTTAGGAGCAATTTCCCAGAGATTCCAGTTCTCATTAATACCCATAGATGCTCGTACAGAATCAAATAATTCCTGTGCTGATTTACGCTTCATATCTGGAGGAAGACCTTCTCTAAACTTACGAAAATCTCCTTCGGCTGCGGCAAGTCTCATTCTGGAAGCTGACATTCCCTCAACACCTTTGGCATCGGGGTCTCTATCACCAGCAGAAACTACCTCAATATTATCAAAGGCATACAGTTGCCCGTTATAATTACCAGAAAGTTTCTCAAACTCCTTTACACGGTCAGAACCACCTACGATTCTAACGTTTGTATATCCATCATTATGTGCCTTTTTAAGAACATCAAAGATAGTCTTATTTGCGGCATCATTTACAATTCTTTCACTATGAGCGGGGAACATCTGTCTCATATATGAAATCTTTGTATCAGGGTCCAGTGGATTCTTTTTCTTATCCTGACTTCTGGACGGATAGATTAAATAGTCTCCACCATCTGCCTGCGATGAAGCAGCGGCAACATCCATTAATTGCTGGTGCCCTACCGTAGGAGGATTAAAACGACCAAAAGCAATCGTCAGAGTTCCTTTAGTCTTAGGAACTGGTGGAGGAGTTGCCACCGGTTGTTGAGGTTCCTGTGCTACTGGTTGCTGTTCCGGAGCAGGTTCTTGCTGCTGTTGTGGAGGTTGCTGGGCGTTGGGGTCATTATAACTTGGAGAAGGAACATCCTTTTCGTGTGGAGTCTGAACTGGGTCCTTTCCTACTCTCTGACGCTTATTATAGAACTTTAACTTTCCACCTTCGGTCTTGGCAACAAACTCTCCAGTTGCCCTATCATACCAATCTCCGTGCCCATTTCCCTGCAATCCAAGACGCTGAGCCTGGGTGGCGGCATCTGATGCTTCTGATATAAATTGGAGGAAACTTTTCATTACTTACTTAATTTTTTCTTACAAATATTCGCCATTATTGCTTCTTTATTGGCAATAATATAGTTTAAACCATTTTTTCTAATCTTTATATATTTATTCTTTAACAATTCTGATTTATTTGATTTGATTTCATTATCAAGTGTGAAATAGAAATACTTGATAAAATCATTAAAGACATCATTCTGATTTGATTTTTTTGTGGTAAAAATATCAAGAATATTATTCAGAAATAATTGGAGGTCTTTCATATTAGGCAGGTTCTATTTCACTCAAGTTTATAATATGGAGCAGAATAAGTTGCTTGAGAACTTGCATACAAATAAAAATCTTGAACTACACTATCTCGCATTTCCCCAGATATTGAATTAATTATTTGAAACAACTTCATAACAAGATATTTTGAATACCTGTACTTATTTGATTTTTTTTGTATAAGATTTGCAATATCTTCAATTTGTTGTGATTTAATTATTCCATCCAATGCCATTAACTGAGATATATTCATACAATGCTCAATGGTATTTTTTGTAGCAAGTGACGCAGACTCTGTAGAAGATGGAATTTGAGATAAACCATATCTTCTCAAAATAAAATTAATTGGACCAAGAGAAATTTTTCCTTGATTAGCAGATGCACCTTTAATTTCTCCCTGCCAACCTGTCAAGGATGTCTCACCTCCAAAACTTCTAAACTGTATCTTTTCATTATTGAGAGATCCCCACCGAATATACCCATCCATAGAATCTACATTACTAGTTGTCCCATAAAATTTTGCTTTATTTACCTTAGTATCTGAAGGAAAATTTTTCTTTGATATTCTTCCACTACCGTACATTTTTTTAAGAGATACTCCAATAACCTTATTATTTTTAATATACTCATACATTTGAGCATTCAAACCCCTTAAAGATCTTTCCTGACTTAGTTCTCCCAGATTGACATTATTACTTATCATATAAATGTCTGCCGGACTCCATTTATTTAAATTACCAAATGCCTTTTCATCCTTATTAATTCGACTAAAAACAGATTCAATCAAAGAAACTTCACCAGAACCCCTATGAAAAGTGAAATTTGCCTTGCCGTTAAAATATCTATATAGAGCATTTGCACCCAGAATAGATGAATTTATCCAATCATCAGGAAGATCATTAATTATACTCTGAACAGATGAATCAATAAATGATGTGGATGATGCCTTTATAAAATTATCTTTAGTAACATCAAGAATTGTCATTTCTCTTCTTAAGACATTAAATACTACTGCAGCATATAATGCCTGAGCGGATTCTGACAATTTTGTAAGGGCGGCCCCAGCGCCTGATCCGCCACCTCCAGATTTTTTATATATTAATTTTATTACAGAATTTGATTTAGGTAAAACAATTTTAGTTACTGGAAATGACGACTCACTTTTATCAATTTCATTTTTAAAGTTAACTCTTCTTACTTTTAATTGTTTTGAAATATTATCCTGGTCTTCTGCTCTTTGAGTAGAAATTATTCTAATCTTATCTACTTTTGGTCCAGTTTTAATTATCTTAGTTTCATATCCAGACAATACAGAATTTACTGCCAATAATATTTCAGAGTCTGTCATTGCTCTTTTATTTTATTTTTATTTAGTGCCCAAGAGAGGACTCGAACCTCCACATCTTACGATATATGCTCCTAAGGCATACGTGGCTACCATTACACCACTTGGGCAGAGTGGAGAATATCGGACTCGAACCGATGACATCCTGCTTGCAAAGCAGGCGCACTACCAGACTGTGCTAATTCCCCAATAAAAACTCTATTCAAAAGCAATAGAGTTGTGATATGCTTTTTTCAAATACAAGAATGCTTTTTCCAAACCCTCAATATTATCACCCAATCCACCAATAGAAACATTACATTGCTGACATAACCAACCTCTAAATGTTCCTAATGTATGACAATGATCTAAAGATAACTGAACATCAGTTCTACCACAACAATCGCAAGGAGTTCCTAATGGTTTTGTTTTTCCATAAATTTTTTGAAGTTGTTTTTCAAATTTTCTTATAGATTTTCTACAAACCTTGCAAACTTTTTTTCTATGAATTTTTGTAATAGTGGTTGAACTAATCTCAAAATCTTCGTCTATTTTTTCTTGATGACAGGAAATGCATTTTTTCATTTGGATTGAACTATTGTACCAATCTTTTCATCAAGATCTAAAATTACAGCACGAATATCAGAAATACGAGGAGGAACAGAAACCTCATCATAGGTATAACCTTTTTGATTCTCAAAAAGAATTTGACGAACGGCAGCGGCACAACGCACATCCATTTTAATAGATACAGATTTAATCATCAGATGTCTCCCTCCTCACGATTTTCACTATAATATACATCAAAGAACCCATCAGGATAACGCTTCATCAGTTTATCAATGTTTGTCTGAATCACTTCATCAAAAGAAACGTCCAGAGCAATACACGCCTGTGCCACATACCACATAGTATCACCAAGTTCCTTAATCAGGTGAGTACGGGTCTCATCATTCCAGGATTTACCTTGGAAGACCATTTTCTTTACAATCTCCAAGAACTCACCACCTTCGGCATTAATACCAACAGCGGCAGTCAGAAGACGTTCAATATTAGCACCTTTTTCATCCAACTGAACCATACGGTCAGAAAGAGCAAGGAAATCTTTGGATGCGTCAGAAGTTACGGCATCTACAAAGTTTTGATATTTATCAAAGTCAACTCGTTGTGTCATGAAAACTTAAATCCCTCAAATGATTTTTTTGGTTTATTTTCTTCATAATTATACTCCTCTTCCTGCCCGCTGTCAAGTATGTCTTTTTGGGCAGACTGTTCGCAATCATAAAGACGCATTTTAGCACGGTCAATTCCAACAACAAAACGCTTAAAGATTGTTGGGTCATTATATCTATTTTTAAGTTGTTTCACCATAATCTGCCCAAGACCTTCAAGTTCCTCCGTGCTAATTAAAGCAAACATAAGGTCGGCAGTAGCAGGAAGACCAAAGGATTCTGAAGTATCGGTCAATTCAACATCAGAAGAACCAAAACCGCTTCTTGTTGTTTGTGTGGCACTCACAATTGGCACATTAAACTCAACTGCCAAACCACGAAGTTCTTCGGCAATAGACTTAACCAAAGTATAAGAATTGATATTACTACCACTCTTAAATCGTGAAGAAGAGCAAATATTCAAATAATCAATAAAGATAATATCAGGTCGGAATGATTTCTTAAGAGCAAGTTCATTTAGAAGTGCCTTAAAATGCCCCGAGTGTGCCGAAGCAGTTGGATACTCTTTAATTACTAAAGTACCTTGAGTCTTCTTCGCAATACCAGTTACTTTCTTCTCAAATGCTGAACGTGGCAAATCAACCAATTGCTGAATCGGGACATTGAGAAGGTTTGCATCAATTCTTTCTGCAATTCTTTCTTCCGCCATTTCAAGAGTGATGTAGAGAACGTTCCTACCCTGTAACAGCGCGGAACTAGCGATGTGGCACATAAAGAGCGATTTCCCAACACCCGTTCCAGCGAGAGCAATATTGAGAGTCTTATTAGGTAAACCACCTTTCGTGATTTTGTTGAAATATTCCAAATCAAACTCGATTTTATCTTCTTTGCGGTGATAAAATTCATAACGTTCCTCATAATTTTGAAGGTAATCGTGCCCTATATTATTATCAAAAGATACTGCCAAGGCATTGGAAAGAATACTGGGAATTGCATCTCTGTTTTTCTTTTCATCATTTCCGTCAGCAATGTGAATGGATTCCATAAGAGCAAGATAAATTGCTCTATCACGACACCACTTTTCTGTAGTATCCAGTATCCATTGCTTATCTACAGGACTATCATTAAGTTTGGAAAGTAATTCTACGATTTCCTTATTTTCAGATTCGGTTAAATCTCTACGATTATCAATCTCAATATTAAGTGCTTCTATTGTGATTGAAGATCCATACTTAACAATAAACTCAACGATTTCTTCAAAGACTATTTTTTCTACTCTTTGTTCGTAGTATTCTGGTTGAATAAATGGAATAACTTTTCTGGCATAATCTTCATTAAATATTAAGTTTCTAAGGATTGTAAGTTCAAGTCGTTCCATTATTTTAATTAAAGATTACGTTTATGATGCGGAACATCAAATACAAAAGTTATTCTAACATTGTCTCCAATGTTAACTGCCTTGTGAGGCAGTTTATTATTAAACCAAAAGAGAGTTCCTGGTTCAATAGTTGTAGTTTCATCCCCAACAGTATACTCGTATTTTCCCTGAATGGAAAGGTGATATCTATCTTTTGTAAGATAATAAGTTCCTTCGTCAATATGAAGTCCAACTTTTTCACCAATAGGAAGTGCAAGAAATCCGCAACGACGAAGTTTCTTAAAGTACTTTCCCAAGTAATTAAGAATCTCCGTGTGCTTTTCATATGCAGGAGTTTTAATGCATATCTCAGTATTTCCTACATATTGTTCTTCATTTTCAACTCCACCCATTATAAGTTGTAAAACATCCACAGTTGTAGTATATTTTGTTGGATCCTGCTGTTTGGCATTTTCAATATTCTTTTGAGATCCCCAATCTTCTGGATGTTTTTTAAGTTGTTCTAATATATCAGAAACATCAATACCAGTTTTTATAATACGAATATTCTTCATACACCATAACTAAACTCACCTTTAGCAATCACATCAAGTTTTTCCATTACTTCTTCGGTAAAATATTTTTCTGGGGTTTTAAGAATTTCTTTGGCATAAATCTTCTTCCCATCAATTTCATACCGACCTGCTACATTCTTCCAGAGTCCACCAATCTCACCAAGTTCCAGAAGACCATAGTAACGATCAAGGCCGCGCTCATCATAATACAGACGGACTTCAACATCTTGATTCTCCTTACTTAAACGTGATTTATGAGTCTTTGCCTTGATAATATTTCCAATGACTTCTGTTCCATCCTTCTCCTTTTTCTTGCTAAGATAGATGATAGTAGAAGCGGCATACTTAAGACCACTACCACCACCCATTTCTTTTGTAGGAACGTAAGCACCAATAACATCGTAGC